GCAGGATGCAACCTGGCGGCGGGCGACATCGACGACCCCGGCGTGATCTTCGGGGAGGGCCGCCGGAGCTGAGGGCTACTCCCGGTATCGCGTCCGGTCGCGGGTGGACGAGCTGCCGCCGGAAGCGCGGGAGCGCATCGACGAGATGCTGGCGTCGCAGACACCCTACTACACCTATCAGGACATTTCCGACGCGCTGGCCGATCAGGGGCTGGCGATCTCCAAATCCTCGATCGGGCGGTACGTGGCCCGGCGCAATGCAAGCGCCCGCGAGGTCAACCTGTTGGCGCGGCAAACGGACGCGCTGTTGCGATGGATGGAGGACCACCCGAATTTCGATGCGGCGCAGGCGTCGATTGCCGTTTTGACGGGACGGCTAAGCGACCGGTTGATCACCGAGCCCGACATGGTGAAGGAGATCGCGCCGGACAAGGCGGTCACGCGGATCATCCAGGCCGCCCGGACGAGCGCATTATTTGAAAAAGTTGCGCATGGGCGCGCGGACGAAAAGGCGGCCGCGAAGGCCGCGGTCATGGACGAGCTGCGCGAGGCGCTGCACGGCGAGCCGGAGCTGTTTAACCGGCTGCAGGAGCTTGTGGCGGGACGGGAGGAGGCGGACGGGTGAACAGAGGGTATGCCCTGCAGGTGTTGACGGGCAAGGAGCCGGCCGTGGCGGCCCGACTGCGCCAGGCCGGGAGCCGCGCCACCGCGCCGGCGCGGGCGGCGATCGAGCGCCGCGGCGGACGCGCGGAGGTTGTCCGGCGGGCGCTGCTGCCGGGGTACGTGCTGGTCGAGGCGGACATGACGGTGCGCCTGTACGACAATCTGGGCCGCAAGCCGTTTGTGCTGCGGTGGGTCAACGGTCCCGGCCAGGCGGCCGCGCCGATCCCGGACGATCAGATGCGCGCGATCAGCGGCCTGATGCTGCGCTACGACGACGCGCTGCAGGCGGGGATCTCCCGCGGACGGCGCGCGGAGGACGGGACGGTCGAGATCACCAGCGGGCCTTTGACGCTGATCGACAAGGCCGACATCCTCAGGGTGGACGCCCGGCGCAGCCGGGCAACGATCCGAATTGCGCTGTATGACGACGCCTACGAAACCGACATGGCGCTGACCATCGACGACGACACCGCCACTGACAACGCCGCTACGACCGACGACAAATAGCCCCGACGCCCCCGCACCTGGTTCGCCGGGCGGGATGGATACGGGCGATCAAACATCGAACCCAATGAGCAGGCGCGTATGCGCCCGGCAAGGGCGAAGCCCTGCCGATAGACGGGGTTGCGGCACCGACCGCTGTATCAACCGGATGCCGGGCGGGCTGTAAGCGCCCGCCCGGCCACATGGAAGCGATGCGCGCGCAACGCGCACGGAGCGCCAGCCGGCCCCCGGGACGCGGGATGCCGGTTCGAATCCGGCCGCTTCCACCACCGGCGAAGCGATCGCCGGCCGTGCACCTTCCTCCTCCGGCGTCCCGCGCCTTACAAGGGCAGGCAATGGTGCAAGTCCATGCCGCCCGAGCTGCAGCGCGAGCTGTCAAAGCCGGCTATCAGCGGGGCGCCACCTGGGAGCCGCCACAGGGCATTTGCGCGGATCGTAACCGCGGGCTCCCGCCACCGGCCCCGCCCAGGGCCGGACCTCCACCCACGGCTGCGCGCGCCGCCCGCGCGCAGCCACCCCAAAACCGCCTGGCGCGCCACGGCCCCGGAAACGGCCCTGTGGCGCGCCGTACATTTAGGACGCCCGATTGGACCTCCGGCGCCCCAAAACGTGCGGAAGGGGCTGTGTACACTTGTGCACAGCCATGTTTTTCCAGTTGAACGATTTTGCCGGGAGGTGGGTGCCATGGAAACGGTCAAGCAGCTGGTCGGCAAGGGAGCAAACCGCGGCGTGCTGCGCGCCCGGCAAAGTTTTTGGGATTACTGCAAATACATCAACCCGCGCTTTTTCCGGGACGACCGGCCCCACCAGAAAAAGCTGGCGGAGACGCTGCAGGCCGCCTACGAACGGCGGCTGAAAAACCCGGACGGATCTGCCTGCCGGAAGCTGATCGTCAATCTGCCGCCCCGGATGGGCAAGAGCTACACGCTTACGCTGTTCAATCAGTGGGCGCTGGGCCGGGACCAGACGCAGCGGATCATCTCTGTCAGCTACAACGAAACGCTGTCGACCAGGTTTGCGCGCGGCGTCCGGGACGGGATCGACCAGGACAAGGCAGACCCCAACGTCCACATTTTCCGGGACGTATTCCCGGGAACCCGGATCAAGTACGGCGACGGGGCCGCGCAGCTGTGGGCGCTGGAAGGCCAATTCTTCAGCTTCCTGGCCACCGGGTTTGGCGGCACGATCACCGGCGTCGGCTGCTCCATCGGCATCATCGACGATCCGGTGAAAAACCACATCGAGGCCGCCAACGAAACTGCCCTGGAGGACCAGTTTGCCTGGTACAACGACACGTTCTTCTCCCGACTCGAGGAAGGGGCGCTGCAGATCATCGTGATGACGCGGTGGGCCACCGGCGATCTGGCCGGGCGGCTGCTGGCCCGCGACCCGGATGGGTGGCACGTACTGTGCATGCCCGCGTGCCTGAACGAAGAAACCCACGAAATGCTGTGCCCGGCGATCCTAAGCTGGGACCGCTGGCAGCAGATCAAAAAAACGACCAGCGAGCAGATCGTGCTGGCCAACTACCAGCAGCAGCCCATCGACGTCAAGGGCCGCATGTACGACCACTTTACCACCTATGATGACATCCCCCGGCGTCCGGACGGCGCGCCGGAATTTGACGCGATCGTCAGCTATACCGACACCGCCGATACCGGCAAGGACTACCTGTGCTGCCTGATCGCCGGACGGCGCGAGGGGCGCTACTGGGTGCTGGACGTGATCTACACCGACCGGGGCATGGAATATACCGAACCCGCGGTGGCCGACGCGCTGGTCAAGCACGGGGCAAACGAGGCGTGGATCGAATCCAACAACGGCGGCCGGGGCTTTGCCCGGAATGTGGAACGCCTGATGTGGACGCGCAGCGGATGGCGGAGGACGCAGGTCATCCCCCGCCCCCAGCGCCAGAACAAGGAGGCGCGGATCCTGGTGGCCGCGCCCTACATCATGGCCAACGTGCAGTACCCCCGGGATTGGGCTGACCGCTGGCCGGAATACCACCGCGCGATGGTCCGGCACCAACGAACGGGCAAAAACGCCCACGACGACGCGGCGGACGCCACGACAGGCCTGGCCGAACTGATCACCGGCGGCGCGACCAGCCGCGAGAGATTTTCCAGCGGAAGGGGACGGCGGCGATGAAAATGCAAATGGAGTGGATCAAGACCGAACTGGGCGGCCTGTACGGCGCGGAAGTGATCCGGGAGCTGGACGAACTGATCCGCCTGTACCAGGTGTACGACGGCCCCGGCCAGCACTGGGCCGTGGCGGACACGGACGATGACGGCGAGACCATCCGCCGGGACTACAGGCCCACGCAACTGGCGACCAACTACACCAAAAAGCTGATCAAGGCCGACAGCCGCTTCATGGTGGGCCGGGCGCCGGAGCTGCGCATCGTCGCGGACGCGGAAGTTAAGGAAGCGGCGGAGACGATCGAAAAATTTGTTGCGGACACACTGGCTGCGAACCGCTGGCAGAAGATTTTGATCCATGGCGCCCGCGACTGCTTCATCGGCAAGCGGGTGGCGCTGTGCCTGGGCGGCGCGCCGGGCAAGCCGCTGACGGTGCAGTTTGTGCCGTCCCCGGAATTTGCGTACGAAATCGGCGACGACGGCCTGGTGTCCAAGATCATCTTTTTTTATGGCCAGAATGATTTGCAGGACAAGGCCAAGCAGCGGATCCGCCGGAAAAAGCTGTGGATGCAGGACGGGCGCTGCCTGATCGACGACGCCGTGTACGACGGGTACGGCAACCGCCTCCAGGTTGCGCACGACGCGGAGGACACGGGCCTTACGTTTGTGCCGGCCTACGTGATTGTGAACGACGGCCTGACCGGAGACCCCATGGGCGAGAGCGACGTCCGCGAGCTGCTGGGCAACCAACGGGCCTACAACTTCCTGAAAAGTGACGACATCGACGCGCTGAAGTTCAACATGTTT